CTTATGCAGGTAATCCAAGAAAAAATCAACCTGTTGAAAAGGTTGCAAAAAGCATAGAAAAGTTTGGATTTAACTCACCAATTATTGTAGATAAAAACAATGTTATCATTGCTGGACATACAAGATGGAAAGCAGCAAAACATTTAAACATGGAAGAAGTTCCAGTAGTAAAAGTAGACTTGCCAGAAAAACTAGCTAACGAATACAGAATAGTAGACAACAAATTATCAGAAGAAGCTACATGGGATAAGTTCCTTTTGGAAATGGCAGTAGATGAGCTACCTATTGAAGAATGGGATTTTGAATTTGATGAAGATAGCGATGTTGTTGAAGCAATAAAGGAAGATGTTTTAGATGTCGGACACGAAGCAACAGACCAACAAAAAAAACTGATTTTCTTGTATTCCAATCCTAGTAAATACAGAAAGCATTTCGACAAAATACAAAACATTAAGTATGAATATGGTTTTGACACAGATGACCAAATCATTGATTATTTGTTGGAGAAAATAAAATGACTTCTACAGAACAAAAATTTTATGCATTGCTGTTAAGCATTGAAGATAAACTTAATAAGCTTATAGAAAAAGACAAACCGAAGACAACGAGGAAGAAAGCCAGTGGTAATACTCGTAAATCCAATGTGGTCCGTAGAGCATCTAAATAAAGATTCTAACTATGTGCACATCAAAAAAGTTGTTGAAAACTATACTAAACTTTATCCTGATACTTATTTTATCATTCCTTTTCCTGTCAAACATTTTAAGTATTTTGAAGATGGTTTTTTCGATAACCCCAAAGTAGAAAGGATTCCTTACAAGATACCTTTAGCTAAAAAAATAAACAACATTACATTTGATGGTGAATGGTATAAAGATGTTATAGAAAAATACAACATAGCAATTGTATATAATCAAATACCAGAAGTAACAGGTCAGCTTAAATGCATTGATACTCATTTTCAAAGCAACATAAGTGTTGTTAATCAACATCATTATATCTATCATGATTCGCTACCTTATACCTTAGATGGTCAAATGCAGTATGTTTACTGGCAAATACTTGGTGATGTCTTAGCAGATGAAAACATATTTAACTCGAAATACACAATGTGGATGGTTGAAGATAATGTAGAAAAGTATATGCCTGACTTCAAGGACAAAGTTAAAGGAACAGTAGTTCCGTTTGGATTATATAACCCTGAAGATGTAGTTAAAAACAAAAAGTTTGAGAAGTTTACCTTTGTTTATAATCACAGGTTACAAGCCTATAAAAACTGGGAAGTAACTTTTGACATGTTTGATGACCTATACAAAGATTACGACTTTGATGTTGCAGTATGTCCTGTTGGTACAAGCAATCTTGTTGCTGTAAATAAAAAACCTTATACAAAGATATATGAATGTAAAACTCAAAAGCAATACTATAATGTATTAAGCAAATGTCATGCTAATACTTTTAACTCACAATACGAAACTTTTTGTATATCTATATTCGAAAGCATGATGCAAGGATTAGCTACAATTGTTCCCGAAGCAACAACAATGCCAGAGCTTTTAGGTTCTGGTAACGAACAACTTTTTAGAGACAAAGATGAGCAACTAAGCTTAATTAAAAGAATGTTAGAAAATCCTAATCTTGCAATTGGATGGGGAGAGCACAATAGCCAGAGAGCCAAAACCTTTTCCGTTGAAAATTATTGCAAAAGACTTCGTGCGATATTCACACAGCAATTAACGAAGAAAAACATGTTTGAAAGTTTAAAAGACAAAAACAAAGAAAAGCTGATGAAGTTTTTAGACAAGTTCGATACAATCAAGGCTTCTGAGCTCAAAAGAATACGAAGACATATAAATTTGTCTAATCAATCTGTACCAAATCATAGGCTTGTTAACATTATGTATCATGCAGGATATAACCAAATAATTAAGAAAGATGAGCCTATATTCGTAAAACAACTTGACAGAAAAGTATAAACACTCATATTTATAATATGGGTTATCGTATATCGAACACCAAACTAGAAGAACTAATAACAGAATATAAAGGATTTGTTACTAGAATTTGTAAAGCTGCGGGCATATCAAGACAAGCTTTTTATGCAAGACTAGAAAGATATCCTAACTTGCAAAAGAAATTAGATGAAGCAAGAGATGAAGTTATAGACTTTGCAGAATCAAAACTACTAGAGCTTATTAACGAAAAACATTATCCTAGTATTAGATTTTATTTAGAAACTCAAGCCAAAGATAAGGGCTATGTTATTAAACAAGAAATAGAGAACAAACATACTATAGACAGTATTGTAGAAGTTCCAGAAATGACAGCACATGAGCCAACAATCGAAGAAATCAGAGAAGAAAAAACAGAACACTAATGTAATTTGGAAGCCAACACAAAAACAACTAGAGTTCTTAAAAGCGGGTGCAATATTTGAAGTTGCATATCTAGGTGGTGCGGGTAGCGGTAAATCATCTGTTTTACTTATTGATGCTTGTAGACAAATGATGTACGAAGATGCTAAAGCTGTAGTCTTTCGTAGAACAACTAGAGAGCTAAGACAGCTTATTGATTACTCACAACAAATATATAAAAAGTTAGGAGCTAAATGGAATCAACATCAATCTTTTTGGCAATTCCCTAGTGGTGGCAAAATATTTTTCTCTCACATGGAAACAGTAAATGACAAGTTTCAGCATGATGGACAAGAGTACAGTGCAGGAGTTTTCTTTGATGAGATAACATCTTTTGAGGAAGAACAGTATTTGTATCTACATTCCAGATGTCGTTCCACTAATCCAAAGCTTGTTCCTAGAGTAAGATGCACAGGTACACCAGTTGGCAAATATGTAGACTGGGTTCGTAAAAGATTTGTAGAGCCAGGAGCTTACAATATTTATACAGAGCCAAACACAGGTTTAAAAAGATTGTTTATACCTGCTACTTTAGATGATAATCCACATTTGCAACAAAACGATAAAATGTATGAACAAAGACTTAAAATGCAAGGTGATAAGATTTATGCTGCTCTAAGATATGGTGATTGGTCTAAGATAGAAGGAACATGTTTTCCCGAGATGTCGGTACAACAACATTTAATATCTTCTTATAAGCCTTCAGAAAACGACATCATAATAAGAGGTTTTGACTATGGATTCTCTGCTCCATTTGCTACAGTTTGGTTGGCTTATACTGGAGCAAAAGAATTAATTTGTTTTAAAGAATATGTAGGAACAGTAGATGGTAGCAATAAAGGATTGCAAATGCCTGCAAACGAAGTAGCTAAAAACATAAAAGACATAGAAAAAGCTAATGGTTTTTATGCTTCACATTGCCCATCAGATGTATCAATGTGGAACAGGCACAATCAAGGTGAATCGATAGCAGAGATATTTGAATCAGAAGGATTAGTAATGCATAGAGCAAATAATGACAGAATTTATGGAACACAACAATTGCACATGAGATTAGCAAATTTACAACATACAGGTAAGCCAACACTAATATTCACAGAAGATTGTCCATATACTTTTAAAGCAATGAGCCAAATACAAGTAGATAAGAAGAACATTGAGACTTATGATACCAACGGATTTGACCACCCTGTAGATGCATTAAGATATGCAGTATGTGAAATGCCAATAGAAGGAGATGCGGCGATGAGCCCTGTAGATGTTTTTGGCGATAGAATATCTTCTAATATGCCTTTTTAACCTTTACTTTATATACGATATCAAATAAACTATATTGAAATGGCTTTACTTGACAAGATTTCTAAAATATTTCAGAAAGAAGAACCGACTAAGGTAAGATTAGGGGAATTGGCTAGTTCAGAGTCTAAGCTAGCTTATAAGAATGGAATTATACCATATAACCCTGATACATTGGTATCAAGAAAGGGTATGCAAATATATGACCAGATGAGAATTGATGATATGGTTAAATCTTCATTAAGCCTTAAAAAGTTTGCAACATTAGCACCTAACTTTAAAATTGTACCTGCATCAGATAGCACTTTAGATAGAGAGATTGCAGACTTTGTTAATTACACAATAACAGAAATGGAAGGCTCAATGAATGATGCCTTGTTCCAAATTATGTCAGCTTTAGATTATGGTTATTCTATAACAGAAATAAATTACAAACTTTATGAAACTGGACCTTATGCTAACAAAGTAGGTCTTAAAAACTTAAAAACAAAAAGACCACACTGGTATGAATTTAAAGTAGACAAATACAGCAACCTTAAAAAAAGAGGTGTAATTTATACATTTGAAGGCTTAGAAAAGAAGCTGCCAACAAATAAATTTTTAATATTTAGCTACAATAAAGAGTTTGGAAATCACTATGGACAATCAGACCTTAGAGCTGCTTATAGAGCTTTTTGGTCCAAAGACACAATTATTAAGTTTTGGAATATCTACTTAGAAAGATTTGCAAACCCAACAGTTCTTGGAAAGTATAGAAACAATGACCCTCAAACAACTGTTAATCTTAGAAAGATACTTGATAATCTAACTGCAAAAACATCTATTACACATAGAGTAGATGAATTCGACATTAGTTTCTTAGAGCCATCAAGGAGTTCAACTGATGACTTTAAAACTGCAATTAATTATTATGATAAATCTATTGCTCGTTCTATTCTTATCCCTGATAGGCTAGTAGCTGAAGGGCAATTTGGAGCATATTCACAAGCAAAAGTTCACTTTGATGTTTTCTTATATGTTCTTGGTAAACTAAGACAAGACTTAGAAGAAATTGTTATGCAAGAACAATTAATTAAAAACATTGTTCAAATAAACTACGGCAATGTAGCATTACCTAAATTTCAATTCAACCCAATGACTGATGACCAAAAACTAGAGCTTAACCAGTTATTCGTAGATGCAGTATCTAAAGGTGTAGTTCAAGCAACACCACTAGACCAAAATGCAATAAGAGAAAACTTACATTTTCCTACAGTAGATTCTATTAAAGACCCTGCACCTCAAGAAGGTTTAGCAGAAGAACCAATCGCAGAAGATGATAACCTTGAAGATTCTGAAGAAGTGATTACCTCTAATAATAGTCAGGTAGATTTAAGACCTACCGAAGCTATGGCTAAAGAAGGAGAGAAAGCACTAAAATGGAGAAAGGAGTTTGGAAGGGGTGGAACTGCCGTTGGGATAGCTCGAGCGACACAATTAAAAAACAGAGAGAACTTGTCGCCAAGTACAGTAAAGCGAATGCACAGTTTCTTTTCCCGACACGAAGTAGACAAAAAAGCACAAGGGTTCAGACCAGGAGAGAAGGGTTATCCAAGTAACGGAAGAATTGCTTGGGCAATGTGGGGTGGAGACCCTGGACAATCTTGGGCTAGGTCAAAAAGAAATCAGCTTGAAAATAGACCAGCTTCAGACCAACAAGAAGCAATAGAGTATAGTGCTAGAGATGAAGCACTTAAAAAGAAAGTAAAAGACCACAATGAAAAGTATGGTGGCACAAATAAAAGAACCAACATGAGAACACTCCGTGTCGTTTATAATCGTGGCATTGGAGCTTACAGAACAAATCCAGGTAGTGTAAGACCATCTGTAAAATCACCACAACAATGGGCACTTGCAAGAGTAAATAGTTATCTATATGCACTTCGC